TTGATGCACTTCTCCCCTTGTTCTCAATTGATGACTAAGTGTTGTTTTACCGACCATTGTTGCCCCATAAACACCAAAATTAATTGCGTGAACTTTTTTGTAAAAACCTAGTAGTGCTTCACCAACAAGGATAGCAAAGCCTGTCATTAAAGACATTAATGCCCCCACCCGTTTAACAAATTGTCAAACAGGAAACCCATGATGTTTATATCAAAAACACCAAGAATATTTCCAACGAGAAATCCCGCTACGGTAGCAGTTATTCCATAAAGCCATGCTTTTGCCTTAAGAAAAAATACATCAGCCGAATGCGCCCGACTTTGATTATACATGTAGTCGGAATCGGAGAATCCCAACAAATCATTAATCATTTAATCACCTACTGTAATGCCGCCAAAAACTCCTGAGAAATGGTATTTTCGGCTTCATAAGTAGGTTGTTGTTGAACAATAGATGTTTTGTAAGTTTCTCTAATTTTTTGCCTTTGCTGTTCTTCTTTGGTCTTTCTTTCCCAAAAGGCTTTGATACGCTGGTCTAAAAGATACATTTCAATTTTATCATTAAGAGCAATATCAAACAATGCTTTCATAACCATGATTGCTCCGACGGTAATTAGACCAAATAACATTGAATGTGCTAAAGGCCCATATGGAAAATTTGTTCCATAATTTGCGTAAAAGAAAACATTTGCGCCACTCACGGTTCCGACGAAAAGAATCGTCATAACCAAACGGGTTTCTGTGTTTAATGCTGGCATTTTACTTCGCCTCCTTCAAAAAATCTAATGCCTCTTTTAATGAGGTTTGGGCATGTTGATTTCGCATGTCGGTATAATTTTGCATAATAACTGTAATAATGGCATAAGCCTTATTTATATGACTAATTGCCTCATCATACTTTTCTTCCCTATTAGCCCTGTCAGAAGAAACTTCTTCTTTATGAATGTCGTAGTAATTCCACATTATCTCAACCTCAAGCAAATTCAACTGAACAAGCGACTTGCCCAGTTTGCTCTTTAAAAAATAGGCCATTTCTTGCTAAAACTCCATGCATATCAAATTCAATTGTTTGATTTGCCGCTAAAACAATTCTTGCGATTTCTGTTCCACTTGCGCTGGTTCCATCATAAATTCTAATTTCTGCCGCCGCTCCTGCAACTTCACAAACATGAATTGATACCAAAAGGCATTGTTCTGTTGAAATAATTGCATCCGAAGTTAAAACTCCGCTTGACCTGCATGTTTGACCCGCCATAATCTCACCTATTGCGTCATAGCAACCACCACTATTTAAGAGGTGCGTTGCGATTATTCAGTCAAAGAAGACTTTTTGCTCGCTTTCTTCTTTGTAGAAGAAACAGGTTTAGGTAATAGCAAATCGCATAAATCTGCATGACTACCTAAATCTTTTCCTAATTCCTTAAAAGCCAAGCCTAGAATCTTTTCTGAAACATTCATGATTTCTTCTCTATCGTTTTCTTCAAAAGAAAACATTAGGTTTTCTGAAGATAAAGCCGTTAATGCTCTTAAAACGGAAATAGAACAAGAGTCATTCCGAGAAATCTCAGTCCTCCCGTCTAAGCCCATAATGGTAAATCTGCCGATAGACGAATTTTCTGTCAATTTAACAGATACCATCTAATCACCTCAAAGGTTTCCAAAGACTCTTACTCGGACGACCCCTACATCAGTAGCGGTCAATTCAACCCCAGTTGCCCTAACAAATCCTAAAATACTGAAAGAACTGTTAGAAGTGTATGAGCCATCTGTTCCCGTAATGATAGAAAAACCATTTGCTGCGACTTCTTCCCCAGTAATCACGGCAGAAGTAATGGAAGCAAGACCCAAAGAAGAAGCAGTAATCACTTCGCCTGTTGGAGTATAAGCAGTAATGTCAATTGCCGCATCTACGACATATTCTGCACCATTCACCCTTGAACGGGTATATCCCTTATGGTCGCCTAATAAAGTAACTGAATAAGCCATTCAATCACCTCAATAACCAATAGCCATCCAATAAAGAACATCGCCCGAAGTGCAAATCACATTAATGTTTCCATCGGTATTTGGCAAACTTTCCTTAATAACTGCCGCATTTGCTTCAACTGCTGAACCAGAGTGTGAAAACAAAAACGAATCAACACGGGATAATCCCGTTGCTACATCATCGTCTGCGCTATCGGTTGTAGTTTGTCCAAAAACCATTCTTCGGTTTCCTTCAACATTCATTTCAAATAATACTGTCGTTGTCCATGCCATGTTTAATCATCTCCTTTTTTTTGTTTTCCTCATTGGATGTTGGTGATTTTACCCTGTCCCTTGAAGAAAGAACAACCAACTTCACCAATAGTCCGGTATAAGGCTCGGTTTCCAAGAGAACCAACACCAAATGGATTTCCGTTTGCAATACCATCCTCAAAGTATTGGGTTGGCTTCATAACGGATAACCACAAATGGTCGGTATCAAGGAATAATAGGTCAGAAAGCGGGGAAGTCACACCAGCATTAGCCGTTTGCGTCATATCCTTGACCGGAATCAAAGGAATGTCGTAATAAGTGGCGACACGGAATCCGACTTCTTGCCCCTTTGTTCCACGAACACCATTAACGGTGGGAACAATTTCTTTTCTGTCCATAAATCGCTCTTGGCTTTGCAAAAGGTCAGCCAATGCTTGAATAGTATCATATCCCGTAAGAATGACCTTTGGCGAACCACCAGCAAGACGAAGGTTGCGAATCATGTCATTTAGGCGAGTTAGCGTAAAAGAACGCACATCTGCCGCTCCATAAGCAGAACCAAAGTCCACTTCTGCATCAAGGAAAGAAGCGGCGGTAAATCGCTCAGTTCCGTAAATTTGACCTAATGCGTTAGAAGCGGAGGTTGGGTCGGTAGCGATAGCCCCGCCATCAATAGCCAATAATTCTGCTCTAGAAGTAACAACCTTCAATAAAGAAGTGTAATTGTTTCCAATGTTAGGCATAGCGGCACTTTCACCATAAAACTCCAAAGGCATAACAAGCATTTTATTCTGAACTTCAGCGTGATGCTTACCCATATCTTCTCTCATTTGCGCTCTAATATCACCGATACCGTCGTCAATTTGAGCCATTTCCATAGCCAATTCGCTGAAATCAAACTGATGAGCAATAACTTTTGGACTCATGTTCAATTGAGCGTAAGTTGGAGCAATTGGCCCTAAACCATCGGTAGCAGTAGAAAGACCTGCATTTTCAGGAACACCACCAATTAAGTCGGCTCTTGGGTTATCTGACCCTAATTCTGCTAAAGTGCTATCTCCCGAAGAATCCACCGTAAAGAGGTTTCCAGAGCCACCAGCAGGACGGGACTTCAAAACTCGCCAACCGCTTGAAGAATATGGACGCTTTGAAATCATTGAAAGAGCATTGACTTCACGGTTAAGCATAGACCAAACCTTTTGCCCATAAACAATGTTATAGAGAGCGGAAACATCAGAAATGCCGCTTCCTGCGAAAGAAGGAGAGCCGTCATGTCCGGTGTGAATACCGCCAACTGCCCCTGCTTGCTTTAAAAGAGCATTACCAGCAGGTAAGTTGTTAATTCCGTAAGTTTGTGCTTCTAAATCTGCAATAGTGTTAATATATCCTACCATCTTAAATCACCTCAAAGGTTTCCTCCGACCATCTTATGAATGTCGCTCCAATCCATTGAAGCGATTTCATCAACCGTGGGAATGTTAATAGCACTTTCTTCTTGTGCTTTGCGAATTTCGGCCTTTTCCGAAGTTAAAGCCTTTCTTAATTCGCTAAACTCGTTCTTAAGAGAAGCAATTTCGGAAGCCGCATCATAGTTTTGCTTTGCAATCACATTTTCTCGGCTATTTACTTCTTGAGCAAATCTCTGTTCAAAAGACTTCTTAAGGTTATCATAAGCCAAAGCCTCTAATTGCTCTTGGCGGAAAGCCTCGTAAGCCTTCTCAATGTTGCTAACGCTCAAATCAAGCGTTTGCAATTCATTGTTGTTAAATGCCTTAACAACAGGCATATCGGAAGAAGTGGGGCGACCATTGTTGATAACGATTCTATCAGCAGGTTCACCGATTTGGTTTCCAGCACCGTCAAGGGTTCGGAGATAGGCTTTTTTGCCTTCCATATTATTATCATAATTATTATCCCCAACATCCATGTCTTCTTCTTCTTCGGCCATTTCCAAATCACCTGCTCTTTCCACAGAACCATCGGTATCTTGGTATTCGCCGTTTTCCACCATGTCGTCTTCTTCTTTTCTTAACGAATTGACTTCCTTCAAAAGTTCATCCAATTCGCCTAATGCTTTTTCTAGTTTTTCTTGTGTCATAACATCACCTGTTTTTTCTTGTTTTAGTATGTCAAATCTCGCTTCGGGGTTAATTCCTTTTTCGCAGATGGTAATTTCATGCAACTCCAATTTGCTAATCTCGTTGTATTCTCCCATCCTTTCGTGGCTTTTCTTCACTTTTCTCAATGCTTGTCCACCAATGCTAAAACTTCTTAACGAACCTTTGCGAATGCCTCTTCCTACTTCTTTTGCTTTTTCAATGTCATCTCTTAATTTGATAACTACAAAAAATCCTACATCATCAACTTCTGATTTCCATAATCTTCCGTTTTTGTCTCGGTATGAATCTACTACTTCTCCCACTTGAACATTTGAATGATTTGTCATTACATTTCTGAATCTTGGTTCTTCCATGAATTTTTTAACTGCGTCTTGTAAAGCATCTAATGTGATTAAATCATTTTGTTTATCCACGATTTCAATGCTCGCATATCCTCCAATCATCAGGTCGTCGCCGCTTTTTAGAATGCTGAAATCATCATTCCTTTCCGCCACGATGCCCCCGTTCATGTGTTTCAACTCCCTCTTTCCTCTTCAAGTATATAATAGACTCGCATTATTTGGTCGGAAGGGGCAATTCATTATACCCGTCCTCATAAATATTCCACAAACCCTTATCTTTGTCTTTGTCTGCGGGACTTTGTTTATATCCAGTCCAAGCAATCCACATTTTACCATCATTAGCAGGAACGACCCTAAAATGAATTTTAGTTTCAAATTTATTACCTTCTAAGAAATATTCGTGGTAGCCAGACCTTTGAACACCTAACTTTATTTTGCCTTCATCAATCACTTTTTTCTTATTAATATCCTTTGCAACCATAGCAGGATATTTTGTAGCCTTTCCGAATAAATTAAAAATGTCTTCATCTTCTTCTAAGTCAATGAACCAGTTAAGGGTTTCTTTCTTTAGTTTAATGACTAGATTTAAATTTTCATCATCTCTTAAATAAATTTTAAATTCTCCCTCTTGATATTCTTCCGGAGTTTCATATTTTCTAAGTTCTCCCATAATTTTATCTGGGTCGTGCTTAAATTCAAAACCAAACTTGTCATATCGGAAAAGAACACCGTGGTCTTTACCTCTATCTTCTAACCAATCCTTTAATCTAGCCGATTTAGATTCTAAAAGGTCTTCATACAGGTCTTTTGTAAATTTATTTTTAATTAAAAATTTGTGTAACTCTTTAGGAGTTTTCGCTCCCGTTTTCTTGAGATAGTTATATATAGCAACAATGATTTTACTTTGCTTAGTTTTCATAATTTCTTCGGCTTGATTTTTCCACATATCCAAATCCGCCAAAGCATTCTTTGACATTAAATTATGTTCTTCAAACCCATAGATAGTAAATCCGTTCATGTCCCCTTTAATAATAACTGAGGCTTCACCGTGAATATGGTCGGTAATTTTAATTCCCTTG